GTTCTTAGCCCGTTTAGAGGAATCTCCTAAGTTAAATGATACCTCAATGGGTATTAAGTTGCCTCGTATGAGCTTTGAAATTACTTCAATGGCATACGATCCAGCTCGCCAATTGGCAAAGACTACAAAATTCTCAATAGCTTCTACTACACTTAATAAGAAAATTGGTGTATATGTTGCTGCTCCATATACGATTGGAATGCAGTTAAATATAATGGCTAAGACACAGGATGATGGACTTCAGATTATTGAACAAATTATTCCATACTTCCAACCTTCCTATACAGTAACTATAAAGAACATACCAGGAAGCGATGCAATTAAAACAGATATGCCTATTACATTAACAGGCGTTACTATGGCAGATGAGTATGAGGGTGATTTTACTCAGAGGCGTGTTATAATTTATACTCTAGACTTTGATATTAAAACCAATTTCTATGGTCCAGTTGATGGTGAGCAGGCGACAATACGTACTACTAAAACTGACATGAATAATACAGGGTCAGATTTATATCTTGAACGAGTAACTAGTACTACAAATCCGGTTGATGCAGGAGTTGATGATAATTATGGATACACAGAAACCTATGATTTCTTCGAAGGTGATTAATAAAGACATTAAGTCTGAAGCAGATATTGAAGCGGATTATAACTATTCACGTTCGAGGTATTATGAACTGGTTGATAGAGGATCTGATGCGATAGATGCTATGCTAGAATTAGCTACTGAATCAGATAACCCAAGAGCATTCGAAGTTCTTGGAAGATTGATTAAAGATGTAGCTGATGTTAATGAGAAGCTAATTGCATTACAAAAGACAAAAAAGGATCTTACTGTATCTAAGGATGTAGCTGCTATTGGTAATAATGGCACTGTAAATAATAATTTATTTGTTGGATCTACAACCGAGCTACAAAGAATGTTAGCTGGACAAACTACGTCTGAAAAAGAGGTAGTTGTACATGACACTGATAAGGAATGAAACATATCTAGGTAACCCTCTCATAAAGCGAGATGGTATTTCTCAAGGATGGGATGAAGCAAGTATACTTGAATACCAAAAGTGTATGAAAGATCCTGTATATTTTGCAATCAAATATCTTAAAGTAATTAATCTAGATGAAGGTCTTGTTCCGTTCGAGTTATATGACTATCAAGAGAAGATGTTTAATCATTTTAATGATAATAGATTCTCTATAGTACTTGCATGTAGACAATCTGGTAAGAGTATATCCTCTGTTGCTTATATATTATGGTATGCTGTATTCCATTCAGAACAAACAATAGCTATTCTTGCTAACAAAGGTGCAACATCACGAGAAATGTTATCTCGTATCACTCTTATGTTAGAGAATCTTCCATTCTTTCTTCAGCCTGGATGTAAGGCTCTTAATAAAGGATCTATTGAATTTTCTAATAACTCGCGTATTATTGCATCTGCAACATCAGGTTCATCTATTCGTGGTATGTCTATTAACCTATTATTCTTAGATGAGTTTGCATTCGTAGAGAATGATGCAGAATTTTATACCTCTACATACCCTGTAATTTCATCTGGTAAGAATACTAAGGTTATTATTACTTCTACGAGAAATGGCGTAGCTAATGTATTCCATAAATTATGGGAAGGTGCAGTACAAAGTACAAATAAGTTTAAACCATTCCAAGTAGATTGGTGGGATGTGCCTGGCCGTGATGAGGCATGGAAAGCTGAGACTATAGCAAACACATCACAATTACAATTCGATCAAGAGTTTGGTAATCAGCTTATATCGTCAGGTAATACATTAATTGATGCTAATAAGTTAATGAGTCTGGTTTCTATTGAACCTCTGTATACTCAGAATGGCGTTAATTTATATAAGAAACCAATTGATGGCCACGATTATTTAATGTTTGTTGATGTAGCAAAAGGTAGAGGACAAGATTATTCTACCTTTAATGTAATAGATATAAGCACAGAGCCATTTAATCAGGTAGCCACATATCGTAACAATATGATATCTCCATTATTGTTTCCTGATGTTATATATAAATACGGAATGACATTTAATGAAGCATACGTTGTTATTGAAAATAATGCATCCGGTGATGTTGTATGTAATGGGTTATATTACGATTTAGAATATGAAAATGTTCACGTAGAAAGCGCAGTCAAAGCTGGTGGCGTAGGTGTTACAATGACCAAGAAAGTTAAAAGAATTGGTTGTTCTAATATAAAGGATTTGATAGAGCAGGGCAAAATTGTTATCAATGATGCTGAGACTATTCGTGAGCTATCTGCATTTTCAGCTAGGGGAGCCTCATACGAAGCATTACCTGGAATGCATGATGATCTAGTAATGAATTTAGTTATGTTTGGGTGGTATACATCTACACCATTCTTTCAAGAAATGACTAATATAGATATAAAAAATATGTTGTATGCAGAAAGATCATTAGAAATAGAAAATGATTTAGTGCCGTTTGGAATATTGCCAAGTAATACCGATGATGAACCGGTACAAGAAATGCTTGGTGGTCAAATGTGGAATTTGGAATAATTATAAATAGTGGTAAGAATGAAAATAATCCATATTATGAACCATATAATGAAACCATATAAAATAAATAATGAGGAAAGATCATGGCATTTTTAGTTTCACCTGGCGTACAGTCAAAAGAAATCGATGCTTCTAATTCAGTTCCCGGAGTTTCAATGTCAACTGGCGCTATCGCTGGTTCATTTAACTGGGGTCCTGCAAATGACATCGTAACAGTAGGTTCTGAAGCAGAACTTGTTGCCGCATTTGGATCTCCGGATCTAACCACTAGTTCAACATTCCTAAGCGCAGCTAACTTCTTAATGTATGGTAGGACTCTTAGAGTTGTACGTTCATCAAGAACAGGTGCACTTAACGCCACAGGCGCAGGTACAGCCATTTTGGTTGAAAATGATGCCGCGTATGAGGCTAACCCCACAATGCCAACTGGAGCCGGATTTATTGCAAAACATCCAGGCGCCCTTGGTAATGCAATTGAAGTCTCCCTATGTCCTGCTGATACATCAGGTACCGTATTTGGCCAGTGGACTGTTAATGGTAAAGATTATAAAGATAGCTTCAATTTTGCACCAAAAACATCAAGCTTTGCTAACACTAGAGGTATAAGCTTAGACGAAATGCACGCAATAGTGGTCGACAAAACCGGAGCTATTACAGGCAGTGCAGGATCCATATTAGAAACATTCCCCCATGTATCTCAGTTATCAGACGCTAAGGGATCATCTGGTGAGTCTACCTATTACAAAAATGTAATTAATAATTCCTCTCGTTGGGTTCGTTGGGCTAGGCACAGTACCGATCTTACACAAGCTGGTTCATTATCAAGTGCTGTTACAGGTGCTATGGATAGTCATGCTGATTCAATCGAGTCAACTTTAACTGGTGGTGTAGATGGTTCAGTATCAACTGATGGCCAGAATCTTATTGCATATCGAAAGTTTGAAAATTCAGCAGAAACCGAAGTCGATTTTATTATCGGCCAAGCAGTTAGTGCTGTACAGGGTATTGCACTAAGTGGTATTGCTGATCTTCGTAAAGATTGTGTTGTATGTTTATCTCCACCAATTGAAGCTAGCCTCAACACAGATCCAACAACCGCTGTTTTGACATGGGGTAATACAATTAATCCATCTACATATGCTATTCTTGATTCTACAGCTCTTAAAGTGTATGATAAGTATAATGATGTATTCGTTAATATTGGTGCTTCTGCTGCAGTTGCTGGTTGTATGGCTGCTACTGATGATGTCGCTGATCCTTGGTTCTCACCAGCTGGTGTATCACGCGGGCAAATCCGTGGAGTTACAAAGTTGCTCTGGAATCCATCACAAGCAAATAGAGATATGTTGTATAAGGCTGGCATTAACCCAATCGTATCAATGCCTGGCCAAGGTACTATGTTATTTGGTGATAAGACCCATGCGGGTGCACCAAGCTCATTTGATCGTATTAACGTACGTAGACTCTTTATCACTTTACAGAAAGCAATTAATCTTGCAGCTCGTGCACAACTATTTGAATTCAACGATGAATTTACTAGGGCACAGTTTAAGAATATGATCGAGCCTTTCTTACGTGATGTTAAAGGTCGTCGTGGTGTTACAGA